ACCATCTGCACTAAGCACAACAAAGGCTGAGTGGTGGGTAATATATGATGGAATATATTATAACTGGTTTATTGTTAATAACATTAAAAAATGTATAATAGAAAACAATTTAACATATAGAAAATTTATAGGGAGGGGAGATACTAAACAAAAAAAAGCATATCTGATAAAAAAAGAAATGTTATATAAATATAAACAAATATGAAATTAGGAAATATAGTAGCATTTATTATTAAGGTGTTAACATTAGGTCAAGGAAAAAAAATAGCAAATTGGATTGCTAAAAAAATGGGCTATGAAAGATGCGATTGTGAAGATAGAAAAAAAGCCTTAAATAATATTAAAATAAAAAGATGGTAAAATTTGAAAAACATGACTTTAAAAAATGGGAAATATTTAGGAACAGTTCCAGGTCAACCATATCAGGTAAAGAATTTGACATGGTTTGCAACCTGCACTCACAATATTACAAACATACACTATACAAACCCTGCACCTGCAACCCCTCTGAAATCAAAAGATGGATAAAGGATTTGAATGTGGTTTGGGATAATGGCTTATAAACTTTTTGTTAATAACTTTATTTTCCTTATATTTGTTATATGAATGAGTATAACAGGAAATTATCACACGAATTAATTAAAAGGTACAGCCCAATAGAAGAACAAGATTTAAAGGATTTAGGCTTTGCACCTGCTACACTCAACGAAAACAAATACAGCCATATAGATGGAAAAGCTGCATTTACTACACAAATAATCCAAACCAACATCACAGTAGATATCAAAGACAGAAAAAGCCTTAGAAGGGGCGAGCCTGCAAATGATGATTATTTATGGGTTGAAATTAGAAACCCTTATGGCTATAATGGATGGGCTTTTGGTAAGGCAGACTATATAGCTTTTAAACAGGCTAATGAATGGCTGTTTGTTTGGCGAGAGGATTTGGTGCAGTTAATTAAAGATAAAGTTGAAAAGGTTTATGTTAATGATTTTCCATTATATAAACTGTACAACAGAAAAGGCAGTAAAGATGTTTTGACATTAATAAAAAAAGAAGATTTAAACCCACTAATAATACCTAGAAAATTATGACACTAAAACAACAGATTGCAGATTTAAAAAAACAATTAGCAGCAGCTAAACAACACACCTATATACATGATACACATACACTACAAGTTTGGGATGGGGAAGTACACATAGGGTTTGGCGATGCAGAAAACGAAAGATGGCTTGTTTGGAATGTTGAATCCATTTATAAAGACTTACCATTTTTAATAGACCAGGTTGTAAAAGAACAAAAGAAACAACAGATAATATATTTAGATAGTATTAAAGAAACAATAAAAGAATTATGAATAACAAAAAAATGGAAACAAAGTACAAGCTAATAGCTTGGTCACTAACAGGATTATTTATAACAATATTATATATTATTTTAAGCCAATGATATTACTTATAGATGCAGACAGTTTAATATTTGCTAGCTGTTATAGAGCAAAGAGTGATGTTAATTATGAATTATATCCTGATAATTTTTATTATGATATAAAAGATAGTATTAATAAGTTCAATGAACAGTATATGAAAATAGTAAATGATTTAGAGGAAATATACACCATAGAAAAAATAGTAACTTTTAATGGCTCTAAAGGCAATTTTCGCAAACAACTTAACACAAGCTATAAAGCAAACAGGAAAAAGCAAGTATTACCACCACTACTGCACCCCATGCACCAGTATGTTAAGGATAATTACAATAGTAAATATTGTTATGGAATGGAAACAGACGACTTAGTGGCTAGATATTGGAAAACATTAAGTGAAGAATTTGGTAGAAATGAGGTAATTATAATCTCAATAGATAAAGATTACAAACAGTTCCCATGCTTAATATATAACTATCACCATAAGCATAAAGTAATTTTAGATATAAGCAAATCAGAAGCATTATATAATTTTTATGAACAAATGATAGTGGGCGATACTGCAGACAATGTAAATTTTTTCAAAGGAAAAGGAAAAAAGTTTGCTGAAAAATATTTTGTAAATTGTAGAACTAAATATCAATACACCAAAAAAATGTATGAACTATTTATAAAAGAATATAAAGGAAAAGCTAAATTGAGATATATTGAATGTTTTAACCTTTTAAAATTAAGAACATGAAGAATTTAAAACCACAACAAATAGCTGATAAAATTATTAAAGAATCAGGTGTTAATATATTTGAAAATACTAGAAAAAAAGGGCATACAGAATTTAGGTCTTTACTGTGTTATTTGTTAAGAAAAAAATTAAACATTAGATGGCTATATATTGCGAAATTCTTTAATGATAATAACAAAAGAATGACCCATGCATCTTGCATTTATTCAGTTAAGAATTATGAAATGTATAAAAAGACAAATAAAAAATTAAAGGAAATAGAAAACCTGTTTAGCTTTACTAGTGATATTAATATTGACCAAATTGATAGGGTGCATTATTTAGAAAATAAATGTAAATTATTAGAAAGTAAATTAAATAAAAAACTTGATGGGGAACTTGCAAACCTGATATCTAACATACCTGAAAACAAAGAAACAGAAGCCATAGAAAGAATAGGTGTGATGCTAAAGAGTTGGCATTGGAAAAAATAAACATTTAAATCTCGTTATATAGTTATGATAGAAAAAGTTGATATTCGTCAAATACAAAGTAATTCCAGTAATCCAAGAATAATAAAAGACTATAAATTCAAGAAACTTATAAGCAGCATTAATAATTTTCCTGAAATGTTAAAACTTAGACCCATAATAGTTGATAAAGACAACATTATACTGGGTGGAAATATGCGTTATAAGGCATGTTTAGAGGTAGGGCTTAAAGAAGTATATATCATAAAGGCTGATAAGCTGACAGCTAAACAACAACAGGAATTTATAATAAAAGACAATGTAGGTTTTGGCGAGTGGGATTGGGATGTATTGGCTAATGAATGGGAGATGCAAGATTTAGAGGATTGGGGTTTGGATTCTTTTCCATTTGAGAAAGAAAAAGAAATACATGGCAAATTAACAGACAAATTTGTAGTGCCACCATTTAGCATTTTAGATACTAGGCAGGGCTATTGGAAAGACAGGAAAACAATGTGGCATAGTTTAATAAATGATAAAGGCGAAAGCAGAGAAAACACATTAAGTGAAAGCGAGTTAATGTCTAATATTAATAATGGTGCTTCAATACTTGACCCAGTATTGGCAGAAATTGCAAATAAATGGTTTGGTGTAGAAAATGGCAAAACTTTTGATTGCTTTGCAGGCGATAGTGTTTTTGGTTATGTTAGCGATGCTATGGGCAATACATTTACAGGAATAGAGTTAAGGCAGGAACAAACAGATTTAAATAATGAGAGATTACAAAAAAGCAAAAGTAAATACATTTGTGATGATGGGCAAAATGTGGAAAAACACATAAAGGCAAACAGCCAAGATTTATTATTTAGCTGCCCACCTTATTTTGATTTAGAGGTTTACTCAGATTTAAAAAACGATGCCAGTAACCAAAAGGAATATAAGGATTTTTTAACAATAATAGACAACGCATTTACAGGGGCTTTAAGGTGTTTAAAAAAAAATAGGTTTGCAGTTATTGTGGTTGGAGACATCAGGGCTAACAATGGCTTTTATCGTGGATTTATAGATGATGTTAAGGTTATATTTAGCAAAAATAATGCTAAATTATACAATGAAATGATTATTGTAGAAAGCATAGGCACATTGCCACAAAGAGTTGGCAGGTATATGAACAACAGAAAAATAGGAAAATGTCATCAAAATGTATTAGTGTTTTATAAGGGCAACCCCAAAGAGATTAAAAAAATATATAATAAATTAGATTTTAAAAATATAAAAATTAATGAAAGCACAGATATATAATTTTGCTGTTTGGATAAAAGAAACAAATCCCAAAAAATTAAAAGAAAATTTTAATAATTTATTGTTAGATAGTGGGTTTGAAATTGTGGGTGTAGTTGATAAACATTTTGAGCCCTATGGATATACTGTTTTGTTTTTGTTAAGTGAAAGCCATTTAGCGATACACACATTCCCTGAACACCAGGAAACCTATATTGAATTATCTAGCTGCATAAAACCCCCATTTAATTTATTTATACAAAATTATGAAAACAGACAAAAATAGACACATAAAAAAGGAAAGTTTATTAAAGGCACTAGAAAAAAGTTTAGGCATAGTTACAGTAGCCTGCAGGAATGCTCAAATACACAGAAGCACATTTTATAAATGGCTAAACGAGGATGAGGTTTTTGCTAAGCAGGTACACGATATAGATAACATTGCATTAGATTTTGCAGAAAGCCACTTACATGACCAAATAAAAAATAGCAGCACAGCAGCTACAATATTTTATCTAAAGACAAAAGGGAAGAAAAGAGGGTATATAGAACGCCAAGAAATTACTGGTGTTGATGGGATGCCTAATAACTTTCAAATTGAAATAATTGATAAAACAGAAGATGCTGACACAAGCAAAGATACAGACTAATATTGTTTACAAACATTTAGTTAATAGTGATGCTAAAATTGTTGTTGAGCAGGGTGGAACTAGAAGTGGGAAAACCTATAATATATTATTGTTTATCATTTTTGAGTATTGTGTAAAAAACACAGGCAAAATTATTACTATATGCAGGAAAACATTTCCTAGTCTTAGGGCTACTGTACTAAGGGATTTTCTTTCCATACTAAGAGACCACCATATATATTTAGAGGAACTGCATAACAAATCAAATAGTGAATATAACTTGTATGGCAACTTAATTGAGTTCACATCACTTGACCAATCACAAAAAATTAGGGGGCGTAAAAGGGATTTACTTTTTATTAATGAGGGCAATGAGTTATACTGGGAAGATTGGCAGCAGCTAATATTTAGAACACAGGAAAGAATTATTGTTGATTTCAACCCCTCTGATGAGTACCATTGGTTATATGATAAAGTAATACCAAGAAAGGATTGCGAATTTTATAAAACCACATACAAAGACAATCCATTTTTAGAAGATGGAATTAAA